CAAAATATCTGCAGTAATTTGACGCGTAAGAAGTTCAAACAATATTCCAGCATTCTTGAATTTTGAATGTTTTGCTTTCTTATGCATAATATTAATATTATTTATAAATATATCAGAACTCCATAAATATATAGGATTTGTGTTTATTCTTTTATATTTCTTTCATCCATAAAGGATTTTTCTTCTCCTTCTCTTAAAATTTTCTTTTCTTCTTCCACGGTGTTCAACATACTAGTTAATCCTCTGAGAGATTCTAATGATAACGGAGATTTATTTTTATACTTGTGTGTTACTGATAAATCACTACGTCTGTTGTTCTCTAATGTACCCAATGGATCTTCACCAAATCTATATTTGGACGCATCTTTTCTACCAGTTTGATCACGTTCTGCCAATTTTGGTGGTGTAGCTGGTTTGCTTTCTTTTCCACCGGTTTCTCCACTTGGTTTTTCAGAAGGTGGGGTTTCAGCTGAAGTATCAGGAGGTGTTTCTGAACTCAAATCTGAACCTGGTCCACCTCCACCCATATCTGCACCCGGTCCTTCGCCACCACCTTCTTCTTTATCAGCTGATTGTAAGAACTTAATTGCTGGATCGTTACCTTCTTCTTCGATTTGTTTGAATCTATAAGTTCCCTTAGCATCGTCAATAAGTTGTTTTTGCAACTCAATCATATCTTGATCTGTAAGACTAAATACATTTTCATAAATCCACTTTTTACTGAAGAATTTATTTTCTTGCATGTCTTTACTAACTTCAACCTTACTCTTCCAAACATCAATCTTTTCTTTTTCAAAGATAGTAGATGGATTGGTTAGTTCTAATGTGAAATCTACCAACGATTCATCTCTATATCCTTGTGAATACAAATGAATAACCGCAATCTTATTTAATTCACTAACAATGATACGTTGTACACGTTGAATTGTACGAGCAAAACGAATATCTTCTGCTGCCAATGTAGCTTTACCACTTAAACTTTCGTCGTATCCCAAGAATGCCTTTGGAATCTTAAGTGCTGCCATCATCTTATTACGTAGATATTCGATATCATCTGTACCAGTCCATTCAAGACCGGGCAAATTATCAATGCTGGTACCACTATCACTACCACGAACTGGCAAGAAAAAGTCTTCTACCATGTTTTGTAGATTAAAACGTAAATTATAATCACCTGTTTGTTGATCCAAATATGGTGTCTTTTTCATTTGGTTCATAATACGTTCCATATGATTATCAACTTCATTTGGAGGAATATTACCAATATCAACTTTGAAAATACGTTTTTCAGGAGCACGCATGATACGATGAATTAACATAGCATCTTCCATCAAACTCAATTGTTTCCACACACGACGAGCACCTTCCAACATACTCTTACCATATGGCAAGAAATTACTGTCACTCAACAATCTAAAATGTGCAATTTGATAATTTTCTAAATCTTCAAGTTTATTTCCGTATGGAAGATTAACTTGGAATTTAACAAAACTTTTATTTGTTAAGACAGCGTTTTCTACACGGGTAACATAGTATGTACTTAATGGTTCTACCATATAGACACCATATTCAGGACTAATATGTAGACGAAGATAAAAATCTCCGTACTTAACCATACAACGAGTCCAACTCCAAAGATTAAATTCAATATTTAGAATGTCATAAAACAGATTATGAAGAATATTCTTGATTTCATCATTGGTAGATTTGATTTGTAGAATCTCCCCCATTTCATTTCGGGTTGTACATTCATCTGCATAAATGTCCAATGCAGATGCGAGAATTGGATCCATATCCATTGTATCATAATCACGAAATAGTTCTACACGACTACTTTGATATGATAGATTGAAATCTCTTGTATATTGATTATATGATGTAGTACGTAATCTATTAAAACGATCTCTTAAACTATTACGATCTGTAGCGTATTGAATCTCATCAGTATCAATTACCTTTAATTTCTTACCGCCAATATTACGAACAATTACATCGTTTGAAAACAGACGTTTCAAACGTGCAAATAATGAACGATTTCTTAATTCCTGAAATGATTGATCTGCCATATATTATTCTATTATATAAGTATTTACAATAACCAAGTTAAACTTTCTTTTTTATTGTTTACCGTAAAATCCATCGTCTTGTGATGATCAGCAATTGGACTTACATCCTTTTGAACAGTAACCGGACTAGATACTTTCGATATTTTAGAAATCATTGCTTTGTTGTAAGCTATCTGATCATTTCTAAGTCTAAGTGCAGTTTCACGAACCCATAAACCAATACCTATAGACATTACTAAATCGTCATTATAACCCCGCATAGCTTCTGCTTTGGGGCCGTTCCATATAAACACATTCAATTCTTCAAACAATCTTTTAGACTTCATAATCACTTGTTTTTGTCTAAAAAATAACTCCAAATTACTTACAATTAAAGGTCTATTTTTACTAGTCGTTGTAAATCCAGCTACCAATTTTTTATCTTGTGCATGTAACTTATTACTATAACTTTTTTCTACATCAACAATGGTAAGATCTGTTGCACTGTAAAATGTATTTTGATAGTCTCTATCTATAATCTGTTGAAGAGTTCCCCACCCTACGTTATTATTTTCTACCACTAACAAAGCATTGTTATATTCAGTAGCAACACTAACCAATAAATTACCATAATCTTTTGTAGTTAACTGACCTTTGTATTCAGCTACCTGTTCCATAGTTTCAATATCAATCACATGAAATGCACTAAAATCTCCTCCGTCTCCTCTAGCACAGTCAGCAGTCAATATGTAATTTTTGGTATAATTAGGATAATCCCAAATCCATAAATCTTGATTATTACCACGTTTTTCTACAGGATCTTTTAGATAAGTTTGTTTATAAAACTCAAGAACCTCTACACTAACAACTTGATTACCGGATGTACTAAAGTCACAATCACATTCTTGCGCTGCACCTTTTACTCCTGACAACTCAGTTTGTTTATCTCTCCATACTTGATCTCTTTCTGGATGCAAATGCCATGGCAATCTTATAGTCTTGAAGTTATTCTTTCCTTCTTCAGCTTCGACCCAAGTTTTGTGGAAGAAATTACCAACACCGTTTGGAGTACTCAATATAATAGCTCTACCACCCGTAGACAACGTATATTGAGCAGACAACCAAATTTCTTCGATACCATCAATAAACGCAGCTTCGTCAATGATTAGTAATGACAGTGCAGATGAACGACCTGCTGTGCCGGCAGATGATACTGCTTTGATTTGAGAACCATTCTTTAAACGTAACGACAAACGATTGTCTTCTACACACGGTACCTTAAGCCAACTTGGTAAGTTGTCATTAGCAAAACGTACTTTGGTAACAATTTCCTTTGCGGTTTCTTGAGTAATACTAATACAAAGAATGTTCTTGTCGTTATGGAACGTCATTAACCATAAACTATAAGCAGCTGTAAGAGTACTAATACCCATCTGACGGCTTTTAAGAACAATGTTTAATTGATTATCAACGAAGTCTTGTAAAGCGTCTTCTTGAAATGGATACAATTCAAATCCAACCGTACCTCTAATAGGATGTTGAATCTTGACGTATTTTTTCATGAAGTATATAGGATCTTCTATACACTTCTTATACTCACTTTTTATTATTTCTCTGAGATTTGGCTGACTCATACTTTTCTTCGTACTCTTTTATTTTAACATTAATCTCTGCCAAACCTACGTTGATTTTAACTAAATCGTTGGTTACATCTTCAAGAATTTTAGTATAATCTTGAACACCTTCCCATCGTTCAAATGAACCATCTTCTTCTAAGAATTCAACTGGCTTGCCTTGGTTTTGTTGACAAAAGGTTTGACTTTCTTCGAACTTTCTCTTATAGTCTTCTAAAATACTACGTTCGTTTTTAAGATCTTGTAGTTCGTTATACACTTCAAACATTCCCATCATCTTCAGTTCAGTTTGAAAATTGATAAAACAATCATAACAATATCCTGTTTTTGGCCACACACGATCATCCAAATAATTACCCCAACGAACATCCATTTTACAGCATTTACAACGTTGTTGGTTGATAATGGTAGCACGTTTTGAAATTCTACGTTTGCTTCCATTTTTCCAAACCCATTTTCTACCTTGACTATCCTCCCATTCTTCACCCTCTTTGCGTTTATTGTTCTCCAAATTGGCATCATAGCCAACTTGTACGAATGGACGATTACCTTCTAGGTAATCTTTAACGATGCCTAGATTACTTTTACCTGATGCTTTCTTCATAACAAATATGTATTTATTTTATTTCTTAAACTTACTTTCAAGGCCTTTTATAATAAAACTTCCTGTAATTTTGAAAGGATTACTATAAATACTTGAGTCTCTTATAACTATACCTTCGTGTTTATCTAAATCTCCAATTTCACTGGTAGCATTTTTTAATATTTCATCTCCCAATTTAATTGTGGTTAAATAAACAATGGTATCATTAACTATTTTATTTAAATCTTGACCGGCGAAATCTTTTGATATATCTTTACTATTACTTGCTTGAATGAATTGTTCACGGGTAATCAACGGCGTTTGTATCTTAACTCCCTTTAACCAATCCTTAAGTGATTTAGTTACGGGTGTACTTGTAGGATACAATGTGATTTGTTGTGACAAAACGTTCGCTAGTTTTGGTTCTGATTTGAAAGTAGTATCAACACTACCCAACACTTTAAAACCATACTTCATAGCAACCTTATTTAATTTATTTATATAAGATTGCATTACATTTTTATCATATGGTATTTCAGTAGCTACTCTTGATTTAACAGTACCATCTTTGCCAAATGTTTTTGGCTTGATCTCTTTTAATCCATGTATCGCTAAAAAGTTACCAATGTCACCATAACCAACTACATTTGTTGTGCCTTCGACGTATTCAATATTAAACAATATATTTGGGTTATCTAATAAACCCAATTTTTTCAATTCGGATGTCGTTGTTGGAATAGCTTCGTCAAAAATATTAATTACCTTTGTGCCAATACCAATAAATCCGTGGCCTGGTTCAAATCTACTTGACAAATCTTCAGGTCGCATTCCTTTAATATCAAGTGGTTTTGCTGATCCACGATCCATTACGAACTGACCGTTTACCATACGAATACTAGCGTTTACGCCGTCAATTTTAACACTACCACCACCTTGTTT